AAATAAAATAGAAAATAAAATAGAAAATAAAATAGAAAATAAAATAGAAAATAAAATAGAAAATAAAATAGAAAATATAAAAAAGGATATATATAATAAATTAATATATAAAAATGAAAAAATACCAAAAATAATAAGATATTATATACATAATAATTATTCATTAAAAGATTCAGAATTAAAACATGGAAGAATAGCAATATTAGCAGTAATAGGAAGAATTAGTGCAGAAATTTTACATCCAAAAATAGCATATAGTTTATATATGGAAAATTTATTAGTAAATGATAAAATTGTACCATCATTTATAAATGGTGGATTAGAAAATATTAATCCATTTTTTTATATGTTAATAGTATCATATATATTTTTATTTGAATTAAATGAATTAATTGAAAAGTCAGATATAACAAAAGTTAAAAAAAATACAGAAAATTTAATATATGATCCATTAAATCCTGCTAATTATATATCAGAAACAGAAAAAGAATTAATAAAAGGGTATGAATTAGATTTAGGAAGAATAGCAATGTTATTATCAACATTTTATACATATTATGAATATAGTACAAATAATAGTATAATAAATCCAGAATTATTACCATTATATCCATATTTAATAGCAGGAATATTTATACAAGTATTTACATAAAAATATAATAAGAAGAATATAAAGAAATATAATTATGTAATAAAATGTTAGATATAATACCATATAAATTAAAATTATATAAATATAAAGATGGAATATTTGATAACATAATAGATGCAACATATATAATATATACAGAAGGAAATAATGAAAGATATGAGAATATAAAAAATGGGTTAGAAAAAATAAAACCATCAAAAAAAGTATATATATTAGAAAATAAGGGTTGGAGAAAATCAAAAAAAAAGGAATATATAACAAATACATCAAAAGATTTAGTTGATTGTAATATACATATTTTTAAACATGCAAAAAAAAAGGGTTATGATAATATATTAATATTAGAAGATGATTATATATTTGATAAAAAAATAGAAAAAAGTAATATAATAAAGAATATAGAAAATTTTATATTAAAAAAAAAAGATGAATCATTTTCATTTTATTTAGGAACAATACCATTTATATTTTTACCATATAATTTAAATATAAATAGAGGACTAATAAATATTTATACACATTCAATAATATTTTCAAAAAAATATAGAAATAAAGTATTAAATTATAATTATAAAAACATAAGTTGTTGGGATGTATTTCAAAATTATTTTAATTATAATAAATATTATTATAATATACCATTATCATATCAAATAATAGAAGAGACAGAGAATAGTTTAAATTGGGGAGTACCAAATATAGTAAGAAAAATATATTTAAAAGTTGCATATATGTTGAAAGCGAATATAAATCCAATAATATTTTTTAATATGTGGTATATATTTAGTTATATATTAATAGTAATAATAATATTAGTAATAATAATTTTATTAATAAGATATAAAAAGAAAAATTAAATTATTTAAATAACATTGCGATAAATCCAATAATAGAAAATAAAACGAAAATGGCAATAATACTGGCAACAACAATATTATATATCCAATAAATTTCTCTTTTAATATCTTCACTACATTCACAATTCATTTTTTTAAGTTTATTAATAAATAAAATAACAATTACAATATTAGCTAAACCAAATATAAACATAAATGGTAAAACAAGTCTTCTAAAAAATACATATAAATCATTATTATATAAATCTAAAAAGGTGTAATTATTGGCATAACAATATATATTAATAACTAATCCAATTAAACTAATAGGAATAGTTATTAGTAAATAATATTTAATATATTTATGCATCCAATTTTGACTGCATGGACAATTCATTTTATTTAATTTATCTAACCATGTTAATGCAAGTAAATTAATAGTTAAAGCAAATATAGAAGAAGCTATAGAAGAAATTAAAATTTTATTATTAAAAGGTTTTAAATCATTTTTTGCAATACTTTTTATAATACTATTAGGTGATAATTTTTTTGACATATTATTCTATTATATTAAATTATTTTAAATTTATTTTGAAAATAATTTTTTCATATAATCTAAACCGTCAATAGTTTTTTTATGTAATTTTTCTTTAGGGTCTGGAGTATCAATATCAAATTTTTCATTATTATTAATTTTAATACATTTATTTTTAACTTCTTTAAGTTCATTATTTAAAGATTGTACACATCCAACTAAATAATATATTAAATAAATTAATATAATACAAATTAATAGAAATGTTAAATCCATTATAAATTAAGTAATCAATATCTATAATATAAAAATATAAAAATAAAAATATAAATATATTAGGCAAATTTCATTCTACCATCTGAACCTATCATTTCAAAAATATTATAAGTTATTGAATATATATTAACAATATAATTATTTATGTCATAATTATTATTTAATTCAGTAAATTTATTATATTTGTTAATTTTAATATTTAAATTATATAATTGGTCGTTTACATTATAATTATTTAAATTTAAAACCAATGATGTTTCTACTAAAGCTCCATTATAGTATCCGGATGGTTCATTTTTTTCTGGATTAAAACTAAATGAATATAAATATATACCAGTATGATTTGGGATATTTGTATGTGATTGATATGGTTGTATTTTATTATAAAAATCCGAATTTTTAGATTCAATAACAGTTTGTGTTTTATTAAATATAATAGAAGCACTATTTAAAATTTCATAATTATTATTATGTCTAATAGAAGCTGAAAAGTTATTAAAATTATTAAATTTATCAATAATATCTTCTCTGCGAGTAATCCATATAATTTCTTTAGTAGGTTTATTATTATTAATTTTAATAGTAGATGTATTATCTATAGAATTTTTAGAAGGTATAATAGTTTGATTAGTAATTTGTAATTGTTCTACTAAATATGATACTGTTGTTTTATTAATAATAGAATTTCTTTCATCTTGATCAAGTACTATATAAACTGCTTCTATATATGGAAAAATGTTTAATGAATTAGTAAAATAATTTAAATCAATATTATCTCTTTTACGAATACCACTATTTAAATTTTTACTATATAATTCATTATAAAATAATGGACTTATATTTTCTTCTAAATCATTTGAATAAACAGTATATAATTTTTCTGAATGTTCCAAAGTTATTGTTAATGTTATTTCTTTATTTCTCAATCTTAATATTGGTAAAGCTAAACTTGGATTACGAGTAAACCAAAATGGTAATGGTATTTGTAATTTATAATCTGTTATAGATGGATTATTAATATTATCTTTAAAAGAAGTAGGGTAATAGTCATATACAAATTTATTATTTCTAATAATTATTTTTTTAGAAGTAGAAAGTGAAGGATTATATAATTGTTCAATATTACCAATCATTCTATCATAACCTTCAGTATCCATAGTTAATTCATTCCATATATTTAACCAATCATTAGTAACTGTATCAATAATTTCACTATCTATTTTAAAAACTGCTTTTTTTATTAATATATTACCTATATTTTTAACCCATTTAAATGCTAAATTATTACTTGAATATATTTTTGGTAATTTACAACAAAAATATAAATTTTTTAATAAATCAATATTATTTTTAGATATTTTACAAGTATATTCACCATCTATAATTTCCGGATCTAATACTGGATTTTTATCAAATGTAAGTTCAATATTTTCAATAGCAAAATTTGTATGTTTTTTATAACTATAATTAAAATAACTTATATCCGGATTATTACATAAATAATTATCTTGTTGACCTCTACAAACTAATTGTATTAAACCTCCTCCCATTTAATTAAATAAAAATATATTTATATTTAAAAATAAAGTTATTTTTATATATACTTAATATGGTTTTACTCTACTTCTAGAATTATTACCAACATTAGCAATTGGATATCCATTAGAATTTTCACTAATTTCATGTTGAAATGGTGTTTTATTAAAACCTCCATTAAATATATTTTTTATTTCATTTGCTTCTAAAGCATAATTATAATAAGTTAAATCAGCCATTTGTAATACGTCTTCATTATCTGATTTAATATTATTACCCGCCGGATTTAAATATAATGGTCCTTTATTATGTTTCATTGCTGCTGTTCCTGGTATTTCATCTGTTTCATATTCTGAACCATTATATGGTCCTTCTACTATTCTATCAAGCATTAATATATCATTTAAATATATTTTACATATTGTTTTAAATTTATTTAATATATCATTTTCTGGTGTTGTTTCTTTTAATACTACTGTAAACATAAACCATTTTTGATTATATATTTCATTTTTAGTTAAATCATATATACCTAATGAACCTGCATTTTTATCATCACTTGATTCTGAATCACATTTAACTATTCCATTACCATTAATACGATATGAATCAGGATTTGTTAAAGTATTATATTCTATAACAATTGATGAACCTGTTCTATTTAAACGAATCAATGGATTTTTAACTAAATAATATTTTCCATCATTTATTATTTTACAATTACCTGTTGAATAATATGGTATCTTTTTTTTACTTCCTCTTAAAAATAATATTATATCTTCATTTGGTGCTGCATCTGGTAATTCATTTCTATCCATATATAACCAAAATGAATAAGAATATTCTGCTCCTCCTTTTTGATTTATTGATGGTATTAATTCTTTATAACTTGATGAAAATTTATTAAAAGTATTATAACTTTCTTCACCTCTACTATAATCATAAATTCCTTTAAATATTTTTATTTTCTTTTTTATATTATTAGCATTTTTTAATACATCAATTCTTTCATAATTAAATACTAAAAATGCTATTATCATTAATATTACTATTATAAATATTCCTAAAAATACTTGAATAATATTTGATATCATTTAAATTATTATACTCTATTAATAATGCTTTATAATTTTTTTAAAAATAAATAAATTTTATCTTATTCTATATATTGGACTTCTTAATCCATATGCACCTAATCCTAATTTTGCTAAAAAATTATCGATTGGTCCTTCACTATAATCATTATAAATATCTCTATCATTTAAATCATAATTCCATATTGTAAATTTAGATAATAATCCGGGAAAACCTGGTGATCTATCTGTATCATATTTACCACCAATTACTAATTGTCCATTTGTTGTATTTGCTAAATCTAAACTATTTATATCATATTTTTGATTATCTTCCGACTCTCCTAATCCTCTTAATTCTTCATTATTTCCTGCTATTCCTACTAATTCACCATCTACATATGTTGATATACTTCCTCCTGTATGATTACCATAATCATTAACAACAATTCCTATATGAACCCATCTTTGTATTGGTATATATTCTATACATACTCCTTGTTGCATATATTGTCTAAATTCTGAACTTATATGTTCTGTTCCATTTAAATTATTTATAAAATTATCAATATTACCTGTTGTTGTATTAAATATATTACTATTTAATAATCTATCTTTTTCTTCTTTCTTTCTAAATCTTATATACATCTTATTTTTTTTACTATCTAAAAATATTTGTAATGGTCTTTCCTCTATTTTTTCTTTATTTCCTACAAATAATACATTTTTATAACCTGTATTTGACATATCTTTTATATATATCCAAAATGCAAATGATCTTTTTAATCCATTCCCATTTGTTAAACTTCTATCAAATTCTAATGTATTTTCCATATTACATAATAATGGTAATTTTGTTGATGATACTACTAATTTTGATTGATTAAACACTGATGTTGATATATAATTATACATTATATATGCTACAATTATTGCTAATAATATCAATATTATTAATCCTATTATAGTCTCAGGTCTATTTGTTATATTTTGTATCTGGGACATTGAATTATTATATACTGACTTTGATAAATCTGAAACATTAGATGTACTATTCTTTATACTTTTTACTGTATTATTCATCATATCTTTTGCATTAATTTCGGGTAATTTAAATAAACTATCTTTTTGATTAGGAGGTATATTATTCATTTAATTTATTCTATCTAATTTAAGTATATAAATTTATGTTAATAGAATTAATATGATAATTACCTATTTGATAAAACTGACTTGTAAATATATATCCTTTTTTTATATATTTCTTTTGTAATGATAAATAACTTAATAATTTTGTAAAATTATCTAAATTTGATTTACTTTGTTTTTTTTGAGGTAATAATTTTAAATTATATACTTGATATGTAATTATATTTAATGCCGATTCTATTATATTTTTATTCATTAATAAATCAAATAAACAAAAATCTAATAAAAATTCTTTATAATAATTATTTTTATTTTGTAATGTTGTTTTTCTATTTTTTAATTCTATTATTAAATTTTCATGATATCTTAATGGTACTAACCATGATTCACTTGATAATATTTTATATACTACATCTTTATCATATTCATTATCATATAAATATTCTATATTATATATTTTATCTATTGTATTATTTTCTTTCTTCTCTATATTATTTTCTATATAAAATATACTTTGTTCTATATTTCCTTCCGTTTTATTTACTATTTCTTTTATTTTTTGTGATGAAATATCTTTATATTTACTTTTTAATATCTCTGTTATATTTTCATTTGATTCATTCTTAAATTGAATTATTTTACATTTCTTTTTTATATTTCCTAATCTTTTTAATAATTCTAAATTACATATACATATTATTGATATATTATTATATTTCTTTGTATTTAATATATTATATAATGTATTATTTATTGTTCTATCTATTGATAAAAATGTCTCATAATTATCTAATATTATTATTTTTTTCTTTTTTATATTATTATTAAATACATCTTCAAAACTATTTGTTGTTATCGTTTTAAATAATAAATCTTCAAATTCCATTGATGATGATGCATTTGATATATTGAAATTTATTATCTTTAAATTTAATTCATTACATATCTCTTTTATTTTATATGTTTTACCTATTCCGGAATTTCCATATATTATTATACAACTTTTAAATGAAATCTTTTTATCCGGATTATTTATTATATTTATTATCTCATTCTTTATTTCCATTTATTTATTTTTATTGTTTTGTCTTTAAATTATTAATTGTATTGATAAATATATTATATATGATATTATTACTAATAATGGTATTATTATTTCTATACTTAATAATGATGTTATATTTTCATTTTCATTATTATATCCAAATTTCTTTATATTCCCATTATAATCAAACATCATTGACGGTCTTATTATAAATAATAATAATAATATTATTATATATATCAATATTATTATATATTTTCTTGAATACATTTTACTCCCTTATTATTAATATAATATTATAATAAGAAGATATAAAACTTTTATAATGAAAGCTGTCCTTTTATTTGTAGTTTTAATTATTTTATTTGTCCTATTTACTAAATTTTTTATTGAAAATTTCGCACTTTTTAATAATAATTTATCATCTGATTTTAATATTAATAAAAATTTAAAATATAATACTTCTAATAATATTTCTATTAATTCTTATCCTTCTAACAATTTAGATTTTATTAATAATTCTAATCCTTTTATGGAATTTAATGATGATATTTATAAAAAAAAATTATATAATATCTTTGAAATTAATAATAATCTTAATATTTTATTTAAAATTTCCGATAATATTACTTGGTCTAAATGGAAAAAACCTGATTGTTTAACTAATAAAATTTATAATAAATTTATTACTTATTTTAATATCATTCTTAAAAATAATCATATTATTAATGAATATAATATCTTTAATAAATTTAAAGTTAATTCTTTTAATAAATATAATTTCTTATTTAATATTGATATCCTTTTATATAGAAAAAATAAAATGCATGGTAAACATATCAATATTATTGTTTATTATAATAATGATAAATTTCATATTATTTATTTAAATATTATTGGTAATGTTAACGAATTTAATATTAAAAATAAAACTTTCCTTAAAAATACTATTAATGATAATATTGTTGATTTTATTAATTCTGATTTTAATAATTTTAATATTTGTGATGATAATTGCGACTCTTGTAATTCTTTAACCGATGATTATGTTAATAATAATATTGAAAAAATTCTAATTAAAAAAATAAATAATAAAACTTTTAATATTAGAGATTCCACTTATATCAATAATAATATTAATTATAATAATAATCAAAATATTGTTAAAAAACATTTTATGGATAAATTATATAAACCCACTATTATTGTCCCTAGCAATCATATTAATTAATATGGTACTACCAGTGTTCTTTTTTTTAAATTATTTAATTCTGCACCTTTTAAATGTTTTGAACAATTTATTTCACTTTTTTCACTATTTTTATTTATTCTCATTCTTATTGGTAATATATATTTTTCTGTATTATGTACATAATTATATTCTGATTTCTTTGATTGACTTGATGCTAAATTTCCATATCCAAATCTCGCTCCTTCACTTTCTTGTGTTCCACGAGTTGCTCCACGTGTTACTCCTCTTGTTACACCACGATATACTTCCGTTTTAATTTCTTCATCTTTATATTTTCTAAATACCATTAATGTTAAATATATTAAACCTGTCTCCTCTGTTGTTTCCTCTAATCCTAATTCTCTTTCTTCTTCTGTTAATTTATATTCTTTCCCTAATGCTCTTTTTATCATCCATTGATATTCACCCCTCGCATTCTGATCAAATTTATATCTTTTATATTTATTCGCCGGTACTGTCCACATTATACCATCTCTTTCTATATTATTTGGTACTGTATTATTCTCATTATAATATAATGGTTCTTCATTATCTAATGCAAATCCCACTGCATATTCATACATATTATCATCCAACGCACTTATTGTTATATTTTCTAAACTAATTACTAATGGTCCTTCATTCCCTACTACTCTATATCCTTTTTGATATTCTTCTTCACCTTCTTTTCCTTTCTCATATATTTCTACATTATAATTTTCTTTATAATCTTTTCTTTCTTCCTCATTATAATAATCTGAATCTTTCCCTTCTCCAAATTTGATATCCAAATTAATATTATGATTATTTGTATTATAATTGATATTAATAAAGTTAGTATTCGT